GAGATGAAAGAGGATGACGACTTTTATCTTGGAAACCAGTGGGGAAGCGTCAAAAAGAAAAAGGGCAAGCCGTATCTTGCGATCAATCTCATCAAGAAGCGCGTGGATTGGGTATCTGGATTTCACCGGCAGAATCGTAATGGCATGAAAACCTACCCGCACGAAGGATCGGACGACTTCCGCTCAGACGTTTACACTCAGCTTTTACAGCTTATGTATTCCTCGCGTCCGGTGAGTTACCAACTCGACGCCACGGTTGACGACGCAATCAAATGCGGTATCGGGTGGTTTTTCGTTTACATGGACTACTCGCGGGACATCTTGAACGGAGACATTGTTATCCGACGCGAAGACCCGTTCCGCGTTCTGTTCGACCCATACATGAACAGCCCCGACCTTTCAGATTGCTCGCACATTTTCAGGCGGGCATACCTGTCAAAGACCGAATTGAAGGCGATGTACCCGAAGCTTGCGAAGGAGATTGAAGGACTCCCGGATCAGGAAGAGAACGCGCTTGAAAACATGACCGCCCGTAGCTTCGGCGGGAAAGGCCGAGTAAACGTGCTGGAAAAGTGGTACAGGGATTCCGAGGAACGCCCGTTCGCCATCAACCTTCAGACGATGGAGCATACTATTCTCGACAAGGGCGGTGAGCAAAAATTCCTTGAGTCGCTCGAAAACCCGGAGGACTACAAGATCGTCAACCGACGGGCCAATATCATCAAGATGAAGCGCTCTATCGGGGACTTCATCATGGCCTATGATGGGGTTTCTCCGTACCTTGAAGATGAGTACCCGCTGATACCGGTTATGTGGACGTTCGACCCTACCTGCCCAGATTGGGAATGGAAGCTTCAGGGGATGGTAAGGCCGCTTCGGGACATCCAGCTTGAAAAGAACAAGCGCCGTTCTCAGATGATGGAGTTCATCCTGTCGAAGAACATCAAGGGGTACAAGGTCAAGCGCGGCGCGAACGTAGACATGAAGGCATTTCTCACCGGCGACGAACAGGTTGTTGAAATGGACGACCTGAACGACATCGATCAATTCGACGGTCCGAAGATTCCCGACGCCTACGTGATGCTCGAAAAGGAAAACAATACCGACTTCGACATGGTTTCAATCCCTTCGGACATGCTTGGCGTACCCGACACGGGACAGCAGGCCGTGGGCGTTGCACAGCTCCGTGAGAGGGCCAACTATACTCAGATTCAGCACGGCCTTGACAATATCTGGCTTGGATACGAGATGTTGAGTAAGCACGTCATCAAGCTTGTCAACAAGCATTGGGATATTGCGAAGATTAAGAACATCGTCGGCGAGAACACGCCCCACGTCAAGGAACTCAAAGAGCTTGAAAAGCAGGCGATTGAGATTCAGTCCACCCCGCCACCGCAGGACGACCCGCAGGCTCAGGCGGAGTTTGTCCAGCAGGGCGAACAGATCATGCAACAGTTGCAGAATTTGCAACAGAAGATTGCCGAGTATTGGGACGACTTCGACAAGGGGCGCGCGAATATTGATTGGGATGTACGGTTCGGCGACCTTCAGGATACGCCGTCGTACCGGCTGGCAAATCTCGCAACGATCAACGAGTGGAAGCATCAGGGCAACCCTGTCCCGGACGAGATCGCCCTTGAATTCATGGACATCGACAAAAAGACGAAAGAGCGGTGGCTGGAACTTATAGCTGAAAGCTCTCAGTCGCAGCAGCAGTCGGAACAGATGGCGATGCAGTTCGAGCAGATGATGGAACAGATGAAAGCACAGGTCAAGATCGAAGTCGCTAAGATCGCGGCTCAGGCGAAGATTGGCGTTGCAACTATCAAGGCCAACGACGTGTACGAGTCAGAACTGAGGATTCAGCGCGACAACGTAAATCTTGGCGACAATAAGATGGGGTAAGAGTTTGAACGACATAGACGCGATCAGGGCTATTCAGGCAATCATGGACTCCGCTCGTGCGGACAAACACACGGGCGAAATTGAAATAAGGCTTGTTTACGGGCAGGGCGGGGTTCGTGATTGCCTTTTCCTGTCAAGAAAAAAATTAGATTTCTCGAAAAAAAGTACTTGACATGTAAACGGATGTGTAGTATCTTTAGAACCAAATAAGCGGATTCTTTCGCACCCCTTTTGGATGTAGCGGAGGCCCGCGTTGGGAGTAATCCCGGCGCGGGCTTTCGTATTTTATACACGAGGTTTTTTATGAGCGACGAACTGGGTGTAGCCGCAGAAGTCCCGGAGGTAAGCGCAACCCCCGATACTGAAGTGGCAGCTGGTGCCCCCGACCAGCAGGTCGCAGAGACGGGTGTAACTCCTGAAACCCCCGGTCAGGACAAGGACGCAGCGGCGTTTGCCCGTTTGCGCCGAGAGAACAAGGCGTACGAACGAAACCTTGCAGCGATTCAGGCGAAGCTTGATGCGATTGAGGCCCGCGTAGCCCCGGCGCAGCCGCAGGACGAGTTCAGGGACGATGACATTCTTACCGCCGGTGACTTGCGGAGGTTGGAATCGAGGCGTCAGGCCGAAGAAGCAAAGCGACAATTTCAGGACTCTTTCCGCGAAAGCGTGGCTAGGGTGAGTGCCAACGAGGACTTCGAGGACCGCATGGCGATTCTCGACGAATTTATTGCCACGAATCCTATATATCGCGGGTTCGACAAGATCATCATGGAGCACCCGCGCGGTCCCGAGATTGCATACGAGTTTGCCGAATCTCTCATGAATCGCAAACAGGCAGAAAAGAAAGGTCAGGTTTCCAAAAAACTTGACGCTAATCTAGGGAAACCCCCTCCGGTCGTCGGCGGTTCGGCCTCGCCCGTTCTGGACGAGGCACAGCGAATCGCAAAGATGGACCCTCTCGGCGATGAATTCAACAAGATGGTCCGGCGGGTTGAGGGTTATTCTTCCTAGACGAGTTGAAATCAGGACAACTCAATGGATTACACCAAAACCACTGACATACCCAGTCCTATAAGGACTTACTACGACAAGCGCCTGCTTCAGAGGCTCTTGCCGCGTCTCATCCACAAGGCAGCCGCAGAAATGCGACCGCTCAAAATGCGTTCGGGCGACCAGATCAAGTTTCGCAGAATCGAAAGCTTGGCCGCTCAGACCGCTCCGCTGGAAGAAGGCGTAACCCCTTCTCCGCTCGTTCTGGACGATACTCAGATCACGTCCACCATCGGGCAGTATGGCGGGTACTCCATCATAACCGACATGGTTCAGATGACCGACATCGACCCGATTATATCGGAGACTGTCGGCCTCATGGGCGAAATGATGGGGAACACCGTTGACCAGACCATCGCTTCGGTTATCAACGCCGGAACGAATTACATCCGCGTGACCGCGACCAACGTGGGTTCGACTTCTGGTGCTCGCACCGTTGTCAACAACGGCGTGTTCACCCCGTACCACCTCCGCGCTGCGGTTTCGACTCTGGAAAACGCGAACGTCGAAAAGATACAGACCATGATAAAGACCGGTTCCGGCTACGATTCTTCGCCTATACCGGAAGCTTATCTGTGCTTCATCCACCCGACGATTGCACAGTGGATACGCGGCGGGGACACGACTTACTGGGCACCTGCGACCTCCGGTTTCATCCCGGTTCAGCACTATGCCAACTATTCGAGCCTGTACCCCGGCGAGATCGGCGCGCACGTTTCCGGCGTTCGTTTCATTATGTCCACGAACGTCAAAACCTGGGCCTCGACCGGTGCCGATAACGTCACCGTGTACTCGAACCTCGTGGTCGGGAAGGGATTCTATGCTTGTACCGAGATGGAAGGCGGCGTAAGGACTTACGTACACGACCGCAAGACCGAAGGCGGACCGCTTGAGCAGCGTTCAACCGTCGGCGCGATAGTCGAACACGTAACCACGATTCTCAACGATAGCGCAGCCGTGCGCATCGAGTGCGAAAGCAAGCTTGCTGGTACGTAAAATCTGAAATGACGGGGCTAACCATGCCCCGTCGTTCATCCAACTTATGAAGGAGAATTACAATGGATAAACAGGTTTTTACCGGCACGCTTTTGTGCGATTCGACGTCTCTTGCCGCTATCAATGAAGTGATCGGCTTTCACCCCAGCGCGGTCGAGATATTCAACCCCGACAACGGTGTGAAGATGTGGTGGACCAGCGACATGGACGAAGGGACCGCGAACAAGATCGTTCCCGTGGCTCACGGAAGGACCGGTCTACTCGAACCCGCGACCCTGAGCATCACCTCGACTAAAGCCTATGTGAACTACGCTTCGGTGTATTCGCAGGCCACGGCGGGCTACACCTCGACTGCGGCCGGGACTTCAAACCCTGCGGCGTCTACGGTCGACAAGTCTAAGTGGGGAGCCTTCGGTTTCTCTCAGAAACTTGCCGATGGTTCTATTGCAACCGGGCCTAACTCGACCGTGTTCACTCACACGACCGAAGCGCTTGCCATTGCTGACATCGACGCGACTTCCGCTGGCTATGTTCGTCTTGGTTACGTGACGGTTCAGGCGCCAGCCGATGCCTCATGGGTGGGAGCGACGAGCACGTTCTCGACTGCTTCCGACTACAACATTTACAGCGACGATCCGCTGACCTTCACCTCCTCTCTCGGGATAAGCCTCTATACTGCGGCTGAGTTCACGATTTCTTCGGGTACGACTCCCGGTGGTGGGCGTGGGTTCACGGTTGGCGCGGACACGGACCTTCAGGTCCTCGGGGCCACGCTCTATTACAAGGCGTGGAGGTAAGGAGAAAACTATGGCGATAATCAAAACTGGCACGTTCACCGGAAGTTCGGCAGCGCAGGTCATTGAACTCGGATTCATACCCGATTTCTTCATGACTATTTCGATGACCGATGGCGCGGTGAAGACGTTTGTGTACGAGAAGAACATGTCCGACGCGACCGGTGCGTACATGTGTGAAGGCGACGACGACATCATTGCGTCGAACGGCTTCACTCCCTACACCGGCGGCGACCCGACTGTTTCCAGTGGTACGACTCCCGGAGCTTCAAAGGGAATCACCATCGGTACTTCGGCACAGCAGGACGGCAAAACGACTCACTATCTTGCGATTTGCAGCGGGTAACACAACAGGGGGGCTTCAAGTCCCCCCTGACTTTTCATTATAGGAAGACTTATGAAGAAGAAGATTCACGCAGTCATCAGCAGGGCCAACATCGCAATCGAGCGATACACGACCAACGTACCCATACAGAGAAAACCGCTTGTGGTCCCCGGACGAACGGCTTGTCTTGATTC